ATTTCCTATACCTTCAATGGCTCCATAGGCAGCTCTACCAGTAAACGCTTTTATTGGATTTAGATTATCACCACCCCAACTGACAGCATTTGATTCTGAAAAGTTTGGTTGCATTGGAAGAATAATTGTCTCCAATTTTGTTGAAGTTTTTATAATCCTACTCTTTGCAGATTCTCTGGTTGAAAAAGAAAGTGCATTAGATCCACCTGCTGTATATTTGTATGCTGTGATTTGAATATAGTCATAACCAAGATCAGGAACTTCTAGTGGATACCTATAGAATGATTCTGTTCTACCTTTAGGTACTTTTCTTCCTACTGCTGCCTTTACTTCTACTGAATTTGTAGATGTATTGCCTGTTTGTGAATCATCATCTTCTGGTCCTTCTTCTGCATTTAATAAAGTAGAATACGCATCATATATTCCATCATCAATTTTTCTGAGGATTTGACCTGCTCCATTACCAAGTTTGTTTTGTTTGTCTTCTTTTAATTGGGCAAGAATTTGTGTCTTTGCTTTAGTAATTAATTTTTCTTTTGAGTCAAGACCATCTTCATTACCCCAATACCTTGAAGATAGAGTTCCATTTGTTGTTATTGTGCCTCCACCTGCTAAACTTGAAGCAAATGAATCTTCTGATGTAATTAATGTATCACTATAAGTTTTACCATTCTGTGTTATATCTCCTCCATTCTTTTCTTTTCTTTGAACAAATCTAATCATCCCATCCAGTGGGTTGATTTGCATCACTATTTGTGTTGCTTTTCCAGAATTTTTATTGTTAGGGTTACTATATTTCTTTGCCATAGAAGTTCTTTCATAAACAACAACTTCCTTGTCATTTATGGTTCTTGTTTTCTTCTTCCACTTTTTGTCTAATTTGGCCATTGATTACCCTGCATTTAATTATTTATTAGAAAATGTTGAAAAGGAATGGACCTAGCATCCTTTAATTCAAGTGGGTATACAACATGCAAGTTACCCACAACTTCATTCCAGGTATAGTTTCTAAACTTACCCCAATGATAATTCAATCCTTTAAATCCCCATCTATCAATAGACACACAAGCAATCAATGGGTTCTGATCATACCTAATCCTTGGTGTTTTGGGTGAGTACACAAAGGTGTAGTATCTTCCCACATCAGGAACAACTTCTGTCTCATCAAGCACATCCAACAAAGCAATCATCCTGTCATCTGCTGTGGTCTGATTGATGATGTCATCAACCACATATTCCAATCTATTTTCTGTGCTTTCTAGATACTCCTCTTGCTCCATAGTTCTTCCTAGTATGATGTTTTTCTGGGAAGATTTGATTCTCCGTCATTATCTGAAACTCAATACCATTATCTTTAGCAAACTCAGACGCTGCTTTCCACTTGGCTTTATTTATCTCAAAAGTTGCACATTCATATAGGTATGATTTGGTCACTCTGCTCTTCTTTACAGGTGGTTTGGTTTGATGGTCAGGTTTAATCTCTATGATATATTTCTTTCCATCACTCTTCTCAATCAAAAAATCAGGGTAGTAACGATGAACCTTACCATCAGTAGGTGATACATATGGGATTGAGAACTCCTCACTTGCCCACTTCTTTATGCTAGGATTAGTATCACACTCTTTACAAAATCTTCTTTCCCAAGAACTTCTACAAATAATATTATCAGAGTTTCCCATGTACTTACTGGGATTGGTGGGTTTGTATTTTGTCTTTATACTTTTCCCCACTTCCTACCTACATAGTAATAGTAACTAAATTTATTTATAGATGGCAACCCCACCAGTTGTTGCAAGATTAAGAACCACTGATTTAATTGAAAATTTCCTTCATTTAGCTCAGAGTTCAGTTTATATGCTGTCTCTGGCACCAACAGGAAATGTAGTTGATTATGTTCAGAAAAAGAAAGGTGTAACCTGGAAAGAAGTGGGTGGTAATATAAATTTAATGTGTGAATCTACACAGATGCCTGGGTCTTCACTTGCAACTCATGATCAAAGATCTGATTTTATGGGTGTTTCAGAGAAGTTTGCTTACAGGAGAATGTATCCTGAGCAATTTTCTTGTTCCTTTTATGTGGACCATGATTATAAAATCCTTCACTTCTTTGAGGGGTGGATGGATTTTATTGCAGGAAAGTCTGCTGGTAACAGAGGAACAACTGATGATTATAAACAAATTAGGAATGGTTTTAGAATGAATTATCCTGATAATTATAGATCACAAATTCACCTTACTAAATTTGAAAAGGATACAAAGGTAGATGATATAAGATTTTATCATTATACTATGATTGGAGCTTTTCCACTTTCAATAGATCCTATTGAGGTATCTTATGGTGGAAGTGAATTACTTAAACTGAATGTAAACTTCTCCATGGTAAGATATACTGTTGAACCAATTAGTGAAATAGAAACAACAATTAAGGAAATAGTTCCTAAGGTGTCTACTGCAAAACTGCCCCCATTGTCTGATGTTAAACCAGACCTTCCAACACCCACTAATAATAGTTTCCTTCCATTAGGAAATGATTTTTCACCTACAGGACAAACAAATATCAACACTGAAATGAGTGGATTTGTTCCTTCTTCAATCAATTCAGGACTTGCTTAATAAATAAACTGACTGAACTACATCATAGGACATCATGCCTTTACCCAAGATTGTTACCCCAACATATGAGTTGGTATTGCCCTCTACAGAGCAGAAAATTAAATATAGACCATTTCTAGTTAAAGAAGAGAAATTACTTGTTCTTGCATTAGAATCAGAAGATAACTCACAAATCTCATCTGCAATTAAAGCAGTTATCAGTGATTGCATCTTGACTAAAGGTGTTAAAGTTGAAACACTTCCAACTTTTGATATTGAATATTTGTTCCTGAATATTAGAGGTAAATCTGTTGGTGAGATTGTTGATATTAATATTGTATGTCCTGATGATGGTGTAACAGAAGCAAAAGTTCAGATTGCACTGGATGAAATTAATGTTGTTCATAATGATGAACACACAAAGACAATTAAACTTGATGAACAATACTTAATGGATATGAAATATCCTTCTTTGGATCAATTCATTAAAACTAATTTTGAGTTTAATTCCCCTGATATGGATCAATCATTTGAGTTGATTGCATCTTGTATTGATAAGATTTATAGTGAAGAGGAAGTATGGTCCACTGATGATGAAAGTCCAGAAGAAGTTAAGACCTTTCTTGAGCAGTTGAACTCAACTCAGTTTAAAGAAATTGAAAAGTTCTTCTCCACCATGCCTAAACTTTCTCACACAGTAGATGTTAAAAATCCTAAGACCAAGAAGAAGAGTAAGGTAACTCTGGAGGGACTTTCAAGTTTTTTCGCATAGGCATGGCTCATATGGATATGGAGTCATACTATAAACTGAATTTCGCCTTGATGCAGTACCATAAATATTCATTAACTGACATTGAAAATATGATGCCTTGGGAAAGAGACATCTACACTATTCTGCTTGAGCAACACATTAAGGATGAAGAAGAAAAAGCAAAGGCAAGAAAGTAATGGATGAAATTCCTGAGGGTTTAGAAGATCTACTGAATGAGATAAGAGGTGGTGGTAAAACTGCCACTATTCCTACGCCTAAAAAGGAAACAGAAGAAAAATTAGTTGAAGAAAAAATTGATCCTAGGATTATTGCAATTCTGAGAATAGGAGATAGTGTTGATATTGATTATGGTACATATAAAACTCTTCTAAAGGAGAAGATGGTGACTGGTAGGATGTCTGATACTCAGATGCCTACTGAAGAAAATGAATTGATTACTGATGAGTTCAAAAGAGTAAAAGGTAAGAAAGGTAGATTTAAATTCAAGAGTAAGAATATTGACTTTGATAGTTTTATGGGTAAGGCAAAGAAAACTGCGCCTGGTCCTAAATCAAGATCTTCTTCTCTTGCATTAAGAACTAAAGCACCAGGTGTTTCTACTGATAATTTAAGAACAGAGAAGACAGAGGGTGAAGATCCTACTGTAGCAATCATTCCTCTTGTTACAGACCTAAAAGAAAATATGGAGAGTATTTTAGATGTTCTTGAGAAACAATATAAACTAGGACAGAAGGAGGAGAAAGAGGAGGATAGACTTGAGAATCAAGCAAAGAGAAAAGGAAGAGAGAAAGATTTAGAGAGTAAAGGTGTTAAGAAACAAGATAAAACTTTGAATAATAAAGTAGTCAAACCTGTCAAAGGGATGTTTGACATGTTGATGGATTTCTTCAAGAATATTCTTCTTGGAGGTGCTCTTTTATTCTTATATAATTTACTTAAAGATCCAAAGAGGATGCTTCAACCTCTTATTGATATCTTCAATAATGTTTTGAAATTTATCAATGGAATAATTAATTCAGTTAATGAGTTTATAAAAGGTTTTAATGAACATATTTTAGGTCCTATTCAAAAATACCTAATTAATCCTATGCACACTTCATTGAATTTTATTGAAGATAGGATCAATGATGTGCTTACTCTTTTTGGTCAAGATCCATTAGAAAATATACCTGATGTTCCACCTGAATTTAAAGTACCATATGTTCCTAAAATTCCTTTATATGATCCATTTGAAGTATTACCAGAAGAAGAAAGGGCACCTGCTCCAATAGTTACACCTATGAAAGAAGGTGGTATTGTCCTTAACAATTCTAATTCATTTGGTGATGTAAATGTACAGGCAATGTCTGAAGGTGGAAA